GCGCCATATTTCCGTTTTGTTTATCCTCGTCTGTCATTGGCATATGATTGCCCCAAATGTTAATATTTCCCATTTTTTTTATTTTTTTACATAAACCTCAAATTAGCCTGAGTGTCGCTACTTGCTGTAACACTTATCGCCTGCCTTGAATAAGCACCTTCGTCCTGGTTAATATCAAAGCTATCAATCACGATACTATTGATACCGAATAAATCCAAATACCATGAAACCACACTAACGGCGTTATTGCATTGCAGCATGGTTAACATATCTTGTACATCACTTTTCGGGTAAACCCCGTTCGTTCCGGTCAATATAGCCGCGATAGTTACTTCATAATCCCCCAGTGATATGTATTCCTTAACAGTTCCTGCGCGGCCTTGTACCTTTGTTTTAACAATTTCTTTCGATTGATTAACCGATAACAATACAGTCTCGAGCGTTATATCGGCAAAGCTACGTTGTTGCCCTAATTCATTTGTGTAGGTTTGCGCTAAAAAAGTTAAATCAACCAGTACCGATGTGCCCAATAACGACGAGTACAATTGTGGATCAGGGGTTGCGCCCTCGGGTACGATATAGTTTGATTTTTGAGGTTGTATAATACGAACATTTTGCAGGTTGAATGCTCTCGCTAATTGCGAGGCTGATTTTACTACGGTTGGGATTATTGGTATGCTCATATTATTCTCCACTCACAATCTGGCTATCATTTACCGCAGCTAACAATGTTTGTGTCACCACATCCCTTATTTTACCTGCCGCATCATGTAAATTAGTGGTTTTTAAAGTTATTTCTGCCAATTTATCAATCCTTATATTAAATGTAGTTGTCTTACTCCCTGTAACCTTAGTTGACTGAGATGCTTTACCACCAATCATTGCGCCCATAGCAGGTTTTTTAACGCCGCCCTTATTTTGCAAATCCCCCATTGTGCTATGGTGTTTTTTTTCATCGGCTGCTAAGTCATCATCAAACATACTTTGCCTGATGCTTTCTGCATAGCCACGTTGGAATGCGCTACCAATATCCTTACCCGCTTGAGCAACACTTGCAAAACCTTCTTTTATACGGGACGGGTTAAAGGTAAATACACCTATTTCAACTTCCCATAATCCTTTAAATATTGACCATAAATCTTTGGCAACGTACCCTATGCCTTGTAGTATAGCTCTAAATGTTTCCGAATGCTTATAAGCTACGATTAGTCCGCCAATCAAAGCGCCAATACCGACTATTAGTATACCGACCGGGTTCGCATCCATCGCTACATTTAACGCCCATTGCGCTGCTGTTAATACGCTTTCCCCCTCAGCTAACGCCATTGTAAAAGCGGTATATAATTCTGTTGCGGTTGATATTGCGCTTAGTGCCACATTATAGGCTATTGTAGCAAACTCCGCTGCTTTTGTATACCCTATATACAAAATATAAGCCGCCCCTATCGAATAGTTCACTATCAATAAATCCTCTAAAACTTCTTTGTTTCTTTGTATCCAATGCCATACATTTTGAGCGGCAGTAACAACACTGGTGAAAACATCGGCAAGTTTTTCTAAGGCAGGCGCAAAAGCTTCTTCTATCCTTATTCCAACAGCACCTATCCTCATTTCTAATTCATACATAGCCTTATTATACCTGAATAAAGGATCACTATTCGCCGCCGCTTTTGCCGCACCACCATAACCCTTAGTTGCCAATTCTTCAAATATGAAAGTTTGTGCTTTGGCGATCTGCCCCGTTTGCTCTAACTGCATTAAGTATTTACGTTGCTCTGCGGTCAGGGTAATATTCAGTTGCCTTAATAATCGCCCGTTTTCTGCCGGGGCTTCCATAATACGCCCTAATGTATTTGCCACATCTGTACCGTCACGTTTTAACGCGGTTGCAATGTCAGCGCTGGCTGTCAATACTTTTTGATATACTGCGGGAGTCATATTACCGAAACGGGAAAGGGCATTTTCCATATCAACTATCTTGGCGGTGGTAAATGGTATTTCATGTTGCATCTTTTGTGCCATTTCAACCAATTCCTCGCTTGTCAATCCAGCGCGTTCGCCAACATTCCGGATAGTGTTTTCCAATTGTCCGATAGCTACGTCCTGCGTATGAACCAGCTCTGTGCCCTCGTGAAAAAACTCCTCCAGTTTGATAAAGGCAAATGATATACCTAAGGTCTCTCCTATTGATGCAATTTTCTCCCCAAAACCAACTAAACTTTCCTTTACCCTTCCTAATGTACTTTCAAATTTTTGGGCGTGCTTTTCAGCGTTATCAAGTTTAGAACTGACTAAATCCTGCAAATTCATCTCATATGTCACTTTCTCAGCCATACTATTTTACAGTTAATTCACCCCGCTCCATTAAACAAAACCTTAAACGCTCAACATTTTTTATAAATTCTTCATCAGTCATTGTGTCAGGGTCAACATGAAAATTACTATAATAAGAAAGGCGAGCAGCCCATTTAGAGTCCTCGCCTGATTGATCTGTAACCTTATGCTTTTCTACTAATTTTTTTTTTCGGTTAAGTCAGATGCTATGATAAGCAATGAACCGCAAAAGTTCGCAGCGCCTAAATTGTATTTATCGTTTTCCGACTTTTCACTTAATATGCGCTCATCGCTAACGTCCTTCAATATACAAGCCTCCAAAAGTTCCTGATAGGCAAAAGAAGATTGCCCCATAGTTACCTTATCCATAGCCCTCATTTTAACTAACCGACCAGGCTCTTTAATATACCCTATAACAAAGTCGCTTGCCTGCGCATCAACAATAAAAGTTATAGGGTGAACCTTAACGCCTAATTTAGTAGATAGTTCGGCTGCTTTTGCTTTCGCCTCAATAGCTTTTGCTTCGATAATAGCCTCGACTTCTTTTTTAGTCAATTCGGGCTTAATGCTTTTCATTTGTGCTTGTCCCATATTATGCTGCCCTATCTATTTGCGCTGGTATTAGCGGTATTGTAACCATTAACTTCGTTTCTCCTTGCGACGCACTCATTGCATCTTCGGTAAACTCACATGATCGTAAAACATCCTTTACCGGAACGCCGCCTGCTATTGAAAATATCACAGGTATATCGAAAGGCGGTATTTGCAACGGGTCGTTATTTGGTGCAAGTGCTATTATCTGCATCCATTGATCCTGGTAAATTTCTATAGATGCTTCATATTCAATATTGCCATAACCACGGGAAACGGGATTATATCCTGCACCGTAGTTGTTTTCTTTTTTCTGCTTACGCGAATAGCTGATTTTTGTTATTTGAGTAATAGGTACGCCAAAAAGGACAAATGAAACATTTGCCCACCCGTATGAAATTCCGTTGATAATTGGCACACCAGCCATAATTTTATTTATTTAAATTAAATTTTTGCCATCTTATTTTACCCGATTCTGATAATTTATTCCGTGTTTCGTCACTTACAACTCTATTGCGATTTTGTTCAGCGACTGCATCTCTTGTTTTTTGAGATATAGGTCTGCCTATATTTGCCTTGCCGATTTTAGCCGCGTGTTCGGGTGAAAGTTTCCTGCCCTTCATTTTTTTAGAATGGTTTTTTCTAACATCCTCGCTTTTAATTCGTCCGACATTAGCGTTGCTGATTTTTAGTTTAGCCTCATCGCTCCATATTTTTGATTTGTTTCTTTCAATAAGAGATGCGATATGTTCAGGTAAAAAATTTCTTTTTTTACCTGTTTGTGCTATACTCATTTTGCGTTTAGTTTCATCGCTTGCCTTTAGCCCCTTAGGGCTGTTAGCAATAAGCCTAATATTAAACCATGGTTTTAAGGTGTCGATATAAAACTGCTCCCTTTCGATTAACAATTCCCTATCTTCAACATTTTCAATTATCGAAAATATTAAACATTCAATACCATGCTTGTTAACAAAACATTGCAACTTAGGGCTATTGTGTCTTTTTAAATTAAGGTCACTAATATGTCTATTGTGTCGCTTTTTAAAATTTACAGCGCTTTCCACGTATATTTTATCAGAAATCAAAGAACTTATTTTGTATATAACGGGTGTATTCATACCCTAATATACGTATATTTTTCAGCTTTTATGCTGTTAAACTTTGTGTATAACCTATTGGTACTATTATTTGCCTTGCTACGCCGTCAGGTACGATCTGCACGTTGATTGTAACGCTACCTGATGATAAAACATCCTGTGTTGGGTCAATGGTAACGCCCGGCGCAGATATTTCGCCAGCCCTTACCATTTGTTGCAATGGTGCCTCTGCAAGTGTTATCAGGTAGGCTACGGTACTGTTGGCCATTGTGCCATCAGCATTAAGCAATAACGGGCCATTCAATACAGGCAGTAAAGCGGTATAAATACCTCGTTTAGCCTTTTGTATCGTTCTGTTATCCTCAATATAAGCGTAATCACTACTGATAGATACCGCGCTGTTTGCATGGCAGAAAAAGCTGCCTGCATAACCCACATATTTTAACAGGAATATATACCTGTAATTATCAAGTGTGGTAAGCAAGTTTTGTGTTACGCTTGCATTGCTGAATAGCGTACCGTTTGCAAAAGCTAAAACCTCGCATTCTGTACCATTACTGACATTGAATTTGGATAGCCATCCAATATCCTCGTTAACATTTGCTAAAGCCACAGCGCCTAACGCTGCGCCTAATGTGGTGATTGACTTACCAAAAGTAAGGTATAACAACGCGCCTTGTGCGCCACCGTCCTGCGATATAATCGCGCTGGCTGTAGCTGCTGTAAGCGTATTTAAATCGGTAAGGGTAGATATATCAGTTGTGCCGCTTAAATCAGAGCCATACAAGCCCACTAATGGAGCATGGGCTGTGTCAAGTGCTACATTCTGAATATCCATAGCGGTTAAATCTGCCGTAGCGAAAGCCGATGCATCTTTCCATACTCCCCATTGCCTTATCGTTCCGGTTGCAAAAGATTGAACCGTTGCAATTTCGCTAAATGTATAAGTGCCTGGGACTGTAAAAATACCTACATATAATACCCCTTGTGGCTGTATTCTGAAAAACTCGCTGATATGGTAATAGTAAACAGCATTACGCGAACCAACACCGCCTGAAAATTGAGTTAGTGTGCCCGCAATGGCTCCCGGAGATTGCACAACAATCGGAGTTCCTGAATTTAGAAAAATGCCTAAGCCTTTGCGAGCCACAATGGTAACGGTGCCTGCATTATTGGTTGCTGTATAGCCCGTTGTGGATGTATTCGCATTTATGGCTGCTGCTATTTTAGCACCTACCGCCGTAACCGTAGTATCTCCTGTTACCCTTATGTATGATCCTAACGTAATAACATTGCCATAGGGCTCATTCACCAATACTGTTATCACATCTCCTGTATTGCCAACGGCTGTAACTAAATAAGTACCCGTAGCCTGAGTTTCATCGCTATACGAATAACTTATACCGGCGTTTACCGCATCCTGTGGAGATAAGAATTTCTTAACCCTGTTAGATGTGGTAAACCCGGATGGTAATACACTTGAATAAAATATTAACCCGGAAACAAAATCCTGTCCGGCTAATGGACGGCCTAAACCACCTGATCCCTGTTGAAAGGTAATATTGCTTAACATCCGTTGTTATTTTTTTTAAGCGGTTACAGTTCTGAATTTCTCTTGCCAAATAAGACCGTTGAAAATAAATTCAATGTAAGCGTACTTAGCGGTTGTTACCGATAGTGTGCCTGTCGACGCAAAGCCGGTACCGAATGTAACTACCCTGCTTGTAGTGTCAGATTGCAATAAGAATGCAATAACATCTCCAACAAATGGTGCAACATCATCCGCAGTATCATCACCTACAGGTGCCGTAAATGTTACCGCGCCTGTTAATGCCGCCGGTTTCACTAAGTGAAACGCAGCCTGGTATGGTGGCAGTAGCGCAATAGTAGCCGCATAAGCAGGCTGGTAAAAATTACCCGATAGCGAGGCAAATGTGCTGCCTGAATTTTTTGCTCCTGAGAGTCTTGCTAATGTGCTCATTATTTCTTATCGTTTTGAGTTGATATTTTTTCCTCTACTTTTCGTAATGCGTCAGACCCCGCGCCGTCAACTTGACCGTCCTTATCCAGGTCGGGGCCTTTAACAGATCCCTGCGCCTGTTGCGGCGGTGTTTTGACATCCTCTGCCTTTTTAAGCAAATCGGCACTTGCATGCCCCGGCTCTGTTGAAAGTAACGCCTTATTGCCTTCATGCTCAACCGTATCGGATGCTATTTTTGCATCCAGCACATCTTTACGGCTAACTTTTTTATTAAACCCTTTTTTAGGGTAAAACTGCCATTCGTTTTTTTCATTGAAATAAACGTGGCTTATCTGCGGATTATCCGCAATATGGTTTTTAAGATCGTTTGTCATAATTAATCAGGTACATCAGATGTGTTTAATGAAGTTCCGTATAGTACTGTTTCGCTATTCCATCCAATTT